ACTGTTGCCTTTTTATTTTTGAATTGGCGTTCTTGCAAAATGGCTTTTATGGCTGCATAAATCGCTGGATCAACCTCTAACAAATCTTTAGGGCTGATACCTGTTGCAACCGACACGGAAGCGATTTCGTAAATTTGGCCGTGGCGGTCTATCCATTTTTTGAGTCATATATCAAATCAACATCTAAATACTGATTGATATAATCATCACCAAATAAAAGTTCAGTTTTGCCGGCATCCTTTTCTAAACGCCAGGCAAACCACCACAGATCACTTTCCATTTGTAGCTCGCCTAATCTCTTACGCCAGCCTGTTTTAAATTCGGCCTCAAACGCCACCTTTGCGGATGGCGTAAGATCATAGGTTACTTTCTTACCATCTTTTTTAACAATTTCAATTTTGTGCATTGTCCCACCCTTTTCTTATTACGCGCTTGTTGATTTTGTTAATGCAGTTACCGGCAGTGATACAGATACGCTTGCTACCGCATCAACAGCACCATTGATAGGTGTCCATGATGATACTAAGCATGACATTGTATAACTTGGGTTTGTTGCAGATACTGTACCGGCTACTGGGATTAACTTGATATTAACCTTTGTGCCTAAAGCATCTTCAAATAATGCGTTCACAGATGATGCCGCAAAATCGTTGAACAGTTCAAGATTTAATGTAGGGCGTTCAATTCCGCCTATCATGTTTTGTACTGTATCCCCGATTGTTGTGATTTCAACCTGATCAATTTCTCGTGCAAGGCTGACAGTGCTGACATGATCAGTAATAGTATTAGTACTACCGAATATGACGGCAACTTTGTTACCCATAAATATGGCCATATTTTTCCTCTCGTTACTAACCTATCAACTCAACCGCATATTGATAACTTAGGTAGTCAATGTTAGCGGATGTAATTGTGCCAGGGCTTGCAGACACAACTCTTAGAGTTTGAACAGCACCGCCTAAAGTTTTATCTGCTTCAACAGCGGTTTTAATTGAAGTAGAACCGGATGAAGCAAGTAGCCCATCCAATCTTGATTGTCCATCTTTTTCACTCATTCTGCCAACTACGACAATGATTTGACAGCTTGCAGAATCAAATCCTCTATTTAGTGTGTAATCATAATTCATTGATAATTGGCCGACTATTGCAAAGGCGTTATTGGTTGGGATATTTGTAGAGTCCGGCACATAGTCAAATACTCGCATACCTGTAATTGTGCTTAAGGCAGTTTTAAGGTTAGTTCTAACTGTGCTGGGATTCATGCAATAACTTCTTTTTTGTAAGCTCTGACCATTGCAGTTACATCTCTACCGATTGGGGACATTCTAACTACGCCTAAATCACCTAATCCTAATATGCCACCAGGTGCATCTTTACGCTTATACAAATCGGCAGTAAGAATTAAACAAGCCATATTTATATCATCCGGTACTGACGGCCAGCCCCATCTTGCAGTTACTTGCACACCTGGGCGTAATCCATTTTGTGTTAGCCCTGGGAAAATTGGCCAGGTTTCAGTATTAGACACCATAGTCAATTGTGTAAATGGGCGGCCTAAAGATGATGCGGTTAAGGGGTCTAAAATGTAATCTTGATTTAAAGTTAAAGTTTTGGCGTATGTGCCATTGCCGTTTGAATCGGTTTGTACAACTAAACTTGATGTAGTACCAATATCATCTACATAAACAAAAATATCTGAATAGGCGCGATAAAGCCGCGCTGATGCCACGGCATCTAAATAAAATCTTCTATTAGCAATCCGATCAATTGATCTTGAAGCTGATTCAACTAAATCTTCTAGCAGGTCATTATCAGTATTATCTGATATAGACATGTAAGCCTTAATTTGAGTTAATGTTGCATATCCATTTGTTATAGCCATGATCGGTATCCAAATCCTGTACTGCCCTGGGACATTAGACAAACTCCATTCATTAAATACCGATCATAGTTAGAATCCAGGCCACTGGAAGGGTAGCGGCCTGGAAACTTATTGGTTTAGAAACTTGGTGTTGCTAAACCTGTGCCGTTAATTTGTGCGATTGCTTTTGGATAACGCTCTGCGGTAAATGCTGACATACCAAATAGAACGATATTGATTGCAACCTTGCCTGATGGCTCTTCAAATGTAACATAGGTTGGTGCGGCGGCTTCTTCCCATAGATGGGCTTCATTCAAATCAACCACAAAGATTGTGTCTTGATTTGTGCTTGCACCTTGATTTGTTGCAATGTTAGCATCAACGATAATTGGCAATCCTAGAATTGAGTAACCTGAGTTACCATAAGTAGGTGTGCCGTTACCTGTACCCATTGCGTTCATTGGATTGTATGCCTGTGGCACAATCAATGGTCTGTTCTGACTATCTACTCCAGCCAATAGCATACCTAATCTGCGTGGGTGCATGATTACTGCATTTGGATTTACATAGATATTGCTTTGGATTTGTTGAATTGCATCAGCAATCTTTGGATATAGACCTGCAACTGTACCGGTTGTAGCTGTGTAAGTTACTAGAACTCCAGTGGTCATATTTAATAGACCTAATGGTTGTCCGTTTGATCCTGATCCATTTAGAAGTGAGTTATCCAACTTAGTGTGATAATCACGGATCAAATCACCTAGAACAATTCCCTCAATGTTGTATCCGCGTAGTAATGCTTGCTTAGATACTGATTGTTGGCCTGCAATTGTATTTACATTTACAGTTAGGGTGTTGTCTGCAATATCTTGTGATACTGCGGCTGTGTTCTGAGATGTTTGATATGCAGTGGTTGTACCAGTATTGATCTTAGAGATAACTACTGACATACCCTGAGTTGGTAATTGATGCTTGCGTGCGGCATCCGCGAATGGGCGGCCGGCGCGTGCTAATGGTGCGTATAGATCAACTAGGTATTGTGGCACTACTAAGCCTGCAAAGTTGGATGTACCAACTGCACGTTTCTCAATTGCCATTTCCTGTTGATGGCGTGCAATACGCGCACTGGCTTCACCATCTGTTTTAAATTGTGCTTTTAAAGCATCTGTTAAGAAATCATTACTTGATCTCTCTGAGTAAGTAAGTTGCTCGCTTGTAACTACAAAGCCACCTGCGCGTGCTTCTTTCTTTGGCTCAATGTTCGCATCAACTTTAGCGGCTAAATCTGCGGCTTTTTGATTACGGATTTCAATATCGGACATCTGCTCAATTCGCTCATCCAACTTTTTAATTTCTAGGTTAAGGGCTTCTACATTAGCCAACTCAACTTCGGATAGATCGCGTGCTTCTTCTGCGGCACGATCTAAAGTTGCCTGAATCAGAGATGTCTTTGATTCGCGCTTCTCACGGAGAGAAGTTAAAAAAGTATTAGACATGGTTCTCCTGTTAGTTAGTTGTTTTAGTGAGAAGGTGTAACGCGCCGGTAATCGGGGTTAGGTGTTCTACGACTTGACAAAATTATATCTCTTTTTTTAAATCTTTTAGTATTTGTAGGGCAGTGTTAAATCTTGTTTTTTCTTCTACCTGTTCTACGCTTTCAGATCGGTTTTCACCATATTCTGAAATGTTAATTGCAGTTAATTGATCCTCAGCCTGGGATTGCATTTTGTGGCAACCCATTAGCTCATTGGTATCAGTTTTTACAACTGCATACCCTTCACACTCAGGGTGGTTACTTACTACGCTGTATGGCATCTAATATCTTCCTTGCTTCATCTAGTCTAGGTGTCATTTGTGGTTGGCCATCACGCATACCTGTAATGCTGGCCAGTTCACCATAAGCACCAAAGGTTACTAAAGATACCTCTGCCAAATGAGCTTTGATTCTTTCCATAACCCCATCCGGCCGTTTTTTATTTTTGATTGGCATAAACCCAACTGATAGTTGATCTAGTGCGCCATCTTTTACTAATTCCAACGCTTCATCACCTTCACGCGTTTTTGATATTTTAAACTCTGCATACAAACCTTCTTCGGTTTCCCTTAGTAATGTGGCACGGCCTAACACATTATTTTCACCATGACCCCTGAGAAGTTTGACCCGGTGCGGTGCTTTAATAACTTCTGCAAACACGCCTTTTCTAAACACTTCAATCATTGTGCTGGTAATGCGCTGTTCTTTGTTGTAAGGCACGGCAATACCAAAAATGGTGCGGCCATCTCCATTAGCGCGAAGCTCTAAATTTACTGAGTAATTTCTATTTTCCATTTTTTCCTCAGACATAGTTTTCATCCTCTACTGTATCTTCTACATCACTTTGTAATGAATCATCTACGCCTTCTACTTCATCCCCTTCTTCATAATCCATAGGATCAAGATTTTCATAACTTCTAACTTCATCAACTGTTAAGAATCCGCTAGACAATGCCGTTGCGTAAGAGTTGTACCTACTTGCAGTATCTGTCTTTAATAATGAATCATACTTAAATGCCGCTGTTTGACCGCGTACTAATAGATCAGAAAATGCCGCCTCTATTCTTTCAGCGATTGGTTGAATTGACCATTTAATCAATTGTAGATTTTCTTCCACTACATTTGAGTAGGTACGGCTTGAATTAGGTGATCCTAAAAAATAAGGCGGTAAGCCTAGTATGTTTGCCGCTTCGGTAAGTCCGGCTGTTTGTGCTTCCACTAATTGTGATTCAGCCGCGTTAGAACTTAGTACTTCAAAATCTGTTGATGAGTTCATAACTACTGGCGATCTATTGCGTGATGAGTACATTGCCATCCATGCGCTTTTTAGTGCATCCGCTTCTTCTTGAGATAAATCAGGGTTTGCAGATTTAATTACCGCTGTTGGATTTACACCACCATCAAAGTATCTTGATGCGTATTCATTGATTGCAATCTCTTTACCCAATGCTTGTTTTGCAACTGCCAATATACCTTTACCAACTAAATCACCTGGCAGTGTAAAATTCTTAATGTGCATAATCTCTGATTGATCGTAAGTACGCTCATCAATTTTGTAAATGATTCTGCCTTTGTCGGTACTTACTTGTACGCGATCAGGTGATACTGGATAAATTGAATCAGGTAATCCATTAGCACCTGGTTCACCCAATACTGCAACATAATTACCATGAATAATTAAAGCCGCCGCCATTGCGCTAATTGTTTCCATCCG